GTCCGCAATGACGTAGGCGCGTTTTTTGGCATCACTCCACCCTTTGGCAACGACAACGGGTACTTCGGTCAATCCTAGCTTTTGAGCCGCTAGCGTTCTACCGTGTCCGGCCAATATTCCGCCATCTTCATCAACAAGTATTGGGTTTGTAAATCCCCATTCTTTGATTGAAGCAGCTATTTGCCCTACTTGCTCTGAGCTGTGGGTGCGTGAATTTCTCGCATAGGGGATAAGTTTTTCTATCCCCCATTTTTCAATTTTGTCTGCTGGGTGCATTTTCACAATCCGGTTAGCGTATTGATGAGTCTATTATAACTCAACCAATTTTGTTTGCCTAACTTATTAGCATTACTCATCATCTTTGTCGTTGATTGCTTTCTAAGGGTAATGCTTATGGATTAGCTTTAGGTGAGTTTTGAGCAAGGCACAGCTTATACCGTGGGGGAGCCCAAAGTTTCGCTGATGCTTGTTTGCTTGATTAGCTTCTGGAGCCGTTTCTCGCATTCGCACTATGCCAGACTATCTCAGGTCTTAACCTGTACCGCCACGCTCTAGCAATTCGCCCACGTTGTCCCTTTTGGCTTGCTCGTGTAGGGGACTATCAAACCATTTCACCATCGACGTACCGCATGAATGATTGCCAAAAGAAAAGCCCACATACTGTGGTGACTTGGCCTCTGGCGTGAGACGGGTTTAGGCATTTGAGATAGAGCAGAGTATGCCTTCACCGGTTCAAGTCACCGCAATGTGCGGGCTTCAGTGCTTTATCTCATTTGCCAGCCGCCAAACTGACAATTGAAATATAACACAATTAATAAGTTAATTTAACGCGTTCGCCTAAAATTTTCTTGGCTTTTTGTCTTATGTCATCCAAATCCACCCTTAGCTGTACGGTTTTACTGCCCGCTTGAGGTTTTAAGCTGAAATATAACAACCTGTGCACCGCATCTAAATACCACACATTCTGTTTGCACGTGAGTAGAAAAACAAAATACATCTCGCCATGCTTAATCGTAAACCGTGCTTTAGCTGTCGGCAATAATTCTTTGAAAATTTCCACGGCTTTTTTATAGTCATCATCCAGCATCACAAGATATTCTTCAAAATCGTCTATGACTTCGGTTTTGTAGGTCTTGTCCGTAGTCTTTTTACAAATCTCTTTGTTTACCAACTGCTTAATATCTTCGGCAATTTTGGGGCCGTCCCACTTAATTTTGATTTTCATTTACGATAAATTCCTGTTGTTCTCTCTTACTTCGTCCGCAAATTCTTGAAATATCGGCTTCCAAACCTTTTCAGATACCACAATGACATCTTGGCTTTGTGGCTCGGACTTCACGCGATCCACCAGGCGAACTAAACGGTCAAGGTCTTTAACCTCTCCTTTGCTGTGGTCGTAGGGAAAATTTAAGCTCATGGCTATGGCGTTTATTTTTTGTTTTGTCATTTCTTTCTCTCGTTTATCCAAAATTTATACCAAGGCTTCTTTAGTTCCCATAATTTACCTTCGATGCCGCAAGCGGATGATTCTTTTGTCCAACAGGCTTTTGCTCTGGCTGCGCCAAGGCTTCTTTGATAGCGATAATCGTGCTCCATACCTTTTTTTCTGCATAAAGCTTTTGCCCATTTCTCATCAATCGGAATGTTTCGCTTCGCACTTCGTCCAAAGTTGACAGCGCCAGCTTCAATGCTTCGTCTTTAGTCATTCGTCCTTTCATAATCTTCCTTTTGCTGGATACCGTCCAGCTCGGTGCGCTTGTCATCAAGTGCATGTATGTAACTATAACGGAATTTTAGATTGTGTCAAGCTATTTATAAAAATATTTGTCTTTTTTTTACACTCCAACGTAATGATAATAATCTTGGGTTTCTTGGTATTTATCAGCCGGTGTAGTGTCTTGTGCTTTTTCTTCGGCTTCGGTCTCTATCAGCTTTTGAATGTAATGTTGGGCTTTTTGTAAATCCTCCACGCCCCCCTTTTCCTTCCAGCGTGCTAAATACTTGATTGCATTGCCCTGCAAAAAACCCTGAAAAGCTTCTTTGCTCATCCACGCTTCCATAGCGTCCCACGGCTGTATATCTTTTTGATAATGTGCGCCACCTATTTGGCCTCCTATTTGACTGTTATTTGACTGCATTTGTGCTCCTGTTTTGTTGTAAAACTTTGGTTTTGGCTCGGTATTGGCTCGCCAATTGAATTAAAAAATCTCTGGTGTACTTTCTCACGGTCTGGTCGGCCTCGATGCGCTCCACCTCCGCCAGCCCTATGCGCTCGATAAGTCTTTTTCGGTACTCAATAGCATTACCACTCAAATATCTGTTGCATCGCTTGCATTGTGCGTGTGCGTTGTTTTCTTCAAATCGCAAATTGGGCGCACTGCCAACCGATCTGAAGTGACCACAATCTACCCCCCCACCAATTCCGCTTTCAGTCAATTCAATCCCACAACTAATGCACGGCTTACCCTCATCCCTTGCTCGAATAAACGCATTAAAAGCCGTTTGAGCCTTTTTTACAAGCTGGGGCAATGTCTGCATAGCATCCAACCGTTTTCGCACGCTTAAACGGTCTTTAATCGCTTCTTTGCGCCTGTCACGGTCCGCTTTTTCTTTGACAAGCGTGTAAGCGCACTCAGGGGAGCATACTTTCTGCATGGGCCTGGTAGGGGTGAATTCAGTTTTGCAGCTTTTGCATTTACGCGATTTCATCCAGCCCCCCCGTAAACTTCACGTTTTTTTCAGCTCCCCAAGCATAAATAAACTCAATCAAGTCTGCACATTCTGATTTTGTGAGTTTGCTGGTATGTCTGAAAACGATATCAAACCCATGACCATCAATGGCGGGTAACATTTCCACGTGTTCACCCTTCGCCCTGCACCATGCCGCCGTTAATAGTCTCTTCCATGTGTCTAAGGTTCGGTGTGTTCCTGCCCATTCAATCTGCTTAGCAATGTCGTTAATCATTGCATGAAGTTTGGCATTTTGGTCTAAGCTGCGTTTTTCAGGCTTTACACTAAGAATGAATTTATGGCCAGATATTAACATGGGTTTAATTATTTTCCATGCTTGCGATAGCTCAACGTTACCCTGCTGGGCGTTGTAAAGTAGCCGTTTAAATTCCTGCATTGATTGCCTCCTGTACCATTTTGAGTATTTCCCCTCTTTTGGGGGCGTTGGGTGTTTTGCTGATGTGGTGAAGCATGGCCTGTGCTCGGGTCTTGTCGGGTCTCGTTTTCAATACCAGATGAGCACAACATGTAACGCATTTAAGCTCATAGCCACCCCGGGTAAAGCACATTTCGCAAAACATCAATAATCGCCCGCTAAATGTCTTGGCTGTGCTTTTGGCGGTTCGCCACTCCATGCTTTGAAAACAGTTTTAGCACCATCGTAAAACAGATGAACATCACCCGTTTTACCCTGCCTGTTTTTGCCAATTCTCAATAGCCCGTAATGCTCAAACTGCGCTCCAGCTTCGGGGTTTGATGCTATTGGCCTGTGGATAAAAGCGATAACGTCACCGTCCTGCTCAATCGCTCCTGAATCCCTCAAGTCATGTAAGCCTGGCACTTGGTTCGCCCTTTCTGCTGCACCTCGATTCACCTGCGCTAAACACACAACCACGATATCCAGTTCTTTTGCCAATGCCTTTAGCCCTCGGCTAATCTCTTCAATCTGGTAAGCTCTCGATTGTTTTGAGTCCAATCCCTGCATCAATCCGATGTAATCCACGATCAGCACATCCAACCCCTTTCGGCGTTTCAGTGCTCGCGCTTTTGATCGAACCTGTAGAATATTCAAACCCGCTTTGTCGCTTACACGAAAATTCAGCTCTTTGGCTTTTTCGGTGGCCTCGACTATTGGGGCATAGGAAAATCCTTTTTTAGGTCGTTTTAAATCGGATATGGCAACGTCGCCAAGAATTGCCATTTGCCTATCTCGCAAATCTTGGTGGGGCATTTCCATCGATAAAAACCCCACGTGGTAGCTTCTTGCAATGCTTAGCCCTATCGTCATAGCCAAAGCTGTTTTGCCCATAGCTGGCCTTGCTCCAATGATTACCAGATTCCCTCGTTGGAAACCTCCATCAAGCATTTCATCAAAATCAACCAAGCCCGTTTTAATGCCAGTCAGTAAACCTTCTTCCCTCTGCTCAATAACTTGGGTATGGGTTAATACTGCTTCATAGGCTTCAACCCATTCATCCTCATCGTGGGTCTCGGTAATCTTTCCCAGTGCCTCCTGCGCTCTATCCAAACGCTCGGCTATGGGGGCGTCCAGCT